CTAGCTCGCCGCGCCCCCTTCGAGCTTGCGCAGCAGCTCGCGCACGAGGGGCATGTCGTCAGCCGACAACCCGGGCGCATGAGCGACGCTGCGAGGCGCCTCGCCGTCCTGATCGCTGAACGGATCACCGGCCGTGAGCCCTACGTATTGGGCTGCGGCGGCGATCTGCACCTCGCGTACTGGCCGATCGGCCGCCGCGGCGACGGCCCGCACAAGGGCGGGTGACAGCTTCACGGGCTCGTCGTTGGCGATCTTCCAAAGCAGGGTGTGCGCGGGTTGGTAACCCGTCACGGGGTCGCGCGCCAGGTCCGAGAGCGGTCGGTAACCCACCTTGCGCGCTGCCTTGGCCTCGCGGACCACGGCACCGAAAGGCGTCCCGAGCTCCCATGCGGGATCGGCCGTCTTGGTCACTCTCCACACCCCCGTTCCTGTAATCGAATGTGAACACCGGTGGCCATCTAATCAGCCAGCACGAGGGAACGACAGTCCCCCAATCCCGTTGACGTGCACTTTTGGTCGACCTAGGGTCGTATGTGTTCATGAACGTGAACACCCTACCTGCCGGTTTTGCCGTGCCGTAACCAGGAGTGTTCACGTCTGTTGACAGGGGGATAGACATGAGTGCAGCAGTTGAGTACCTGGGCCCGCCGCCCGACCAGCGCAACACGAAGCACGCTCGGATCGCCCGCGAACTGCGAGGTCGCCCGCAGGTGTGGGGAGTTGTGCGACGGCCGGCGAGCCTCGACAGTGCCGCATCGGCCGCCCGCGCGATTCGCGACGCCCGGTTGCCTGCGTACGCACCGGCCGGCAGCTTCGAGGCCGTTGCCCGCAGCGTCACTGAGGGCACAGTGACCGAATACCGCGTATACGCCCGGTACGTCGGCGCCGTCCACTCCGCGGCGTGATCTGCGATTTCTGGGACGGCGCTGCTGGCGCCCACTGCCACGCAATCGGCACCCGCCACTACATCGTCGGCACCCGGTGCCCCGCCCACGCGCCCGCCGCGCCCGCCGGCCGGCGCCCGAGCCGTCCGGCTCGCCGATTCCCATAGGGAGAAAGTCCGTTGAGCCTCGCCGCGACGGATTGGGTCTGGTCCCAATCCGACAGCCGAGGCGCCGCTCGTCTGGTGCTGCTCGCGATCGCTGATCGGGCCGACGCCGACGGCGTCGCCTACGCCGGTACCGCCTCGCTCATCCGCCGCACCCGCGCCGCCCGTTCCACCGTCCGCGGCGCCGTCGACACCCTGCTCGTCTCGGGCGAGCTCGCCGTCGTCGAGGGCAGGCTCGGCCCCGGTGGCGAGACCGTTTATCGTCTCCCCCTGCTCGACGTGAGGGGGTCCGGTGAGCGGCCCGGGCCGGTGACCGACCCGGACCGAACATCGGCCCCCGGGGGGCCGGTAGGCAGCCCCAGGGAGGGCTGGACGCCGGCCCCGGGGGGACCGACTACCGGCCGGGGGGAGGGCCGACGATCGGCCCCCGGGGGGCCGGCGTCCGGCCCCCAGAACAAAGGAAGCTCTCTACAAGACGAACAGCAACAGCCGCGCGCGACGAACACCGCGGCTGCGCTGATTCCCGAACTGCGTCCGCTCGACGCCGCTCTCGTCGCCGCCTCGATCACTGTCCGGTGGTCGCTCGGCCTCGGCGAGCAGCGCGACGTCTACCGGCTCGTACAGGCCCACGGCGTCGAGGCCCTGGTCGGCCTCGCCGCCCGCCGCACCACCCCGGGCGAGGCACCAAAGAGTGCCCGCTACTGGCTCAAGGTCTGGAGCGACCTCGACAGGCCGGCGCCGAGCGCGCTGCCTCGGGCGCCCGCATCGACCACGACCTACGCCGACAACCTCGCCGCCGGCCTCGCCCTGCTCGCCCAAAAGGAGAGCTGCACATGACGCCCGAACAGATCGCCGCCCTGCTCGCCTTCGCCGGAACCCTCGACAGCCGCGTGCGTCGCGCCCTCGCCGACCCGCAGCAGTCCGCCCGCACCATCTCGGAGTGGACCGCCGCCCTCGCCGACGTCCCGGCCACCATGCCCGAAACCGGATGGGACGCCGCCCGCGCTACACAGCGGTACTACGAGCAGCAAGGCGGAAACCGCAGTTCGCAGTACCGGCCGATCGAGCCGCACGACCTGCTCGCCGCGTGGGGGCCGCACCGAGCAGAACTCATGACTCGGCACACCGACCCCGTGCCTGCCGCCGACCCGGACAACCCGCAGGCGTGGCGCGCGGAACTGCTCGGCACCCGCGCCGCGGTCGCCCGCGGCCATGCCGCACCCGCGCAGTACCGAGCCGAGATCAATCATGCTGGGCAGAAACGTCTCGCCGCTCTCATGTCCGGAGTCGGTACCGGCCCGCGCCGCTACATGCCGGCGCACGTCGCCGCCGAGCTGCGGCAGTTCCGGCCGGCCCGCGCGCACCGCGAGCAGCTCGTCGCCGAGGGTCTCCCTGACCCGCTCGGCGTCCGGTGCCCGTACTGCCTCGCCGCCATTGACGAGCAGTGCCGATCGAGCTTCCGCAACCGCGGGAAGGGCCGGCGCCCGCTCGCTGGTGTGCACCCATCGCGTGTCGAGGCACTGCTCGCTCACCTCGGCAACGGCGAGCAGGCTGACGACGAGCAGGTGCGCCTCGCTCGGATCATGTGCCAACCGCCCGCACAGCGCCGAGACATCCGTGCTCGGCACACCAGCGGTGGGGGCGAGGCCCGATGATCCCCGCCGCCGCACGCGCCGTGATCGCCGCCCACCTGACCGACGAGCTTGACGTGCAGCCGCACCGCGCGACCGTTGTCGTCGCCGCCCTCGCCGACCGCCTCGCCATCGACGGATGGCACGTGACCGACCAAGTTGCACTGCTTCGAGGTCCTCACGTAGTCCATCAACATTCTCACCAAGCGGCGCGACCGGTCGCGCCTCGCGCGCGGGAAACCCGCGGCGCTCGGCGCGCCCTCGACCGACTGCTGCGCCGTGCCCGAGCAGACCGAGAGACAACCCCATGAGCGCCGCCCTGCTCGCCCTCGCCGTGACGCTCGCGCTCGCCCTCGGCGCCACCCTCGCGTACGCGGTCCGGATCGACGACCGCCTCGACCGCGAGCTGCGCCGCCTCGGCCGCCGACCGTGCCCGACCACCTGCACCACCTGCTCGACGACTCGCCGAGCCGAGAACGGAGAGACGACACCATGAACGCGAACACCCCTACCCGCACTCGGTCTCGGCGTGGCCGGAGCGACGCCCGCGAGGCGGTCCGCGAGGAGCGGCGCGCAGCGACGCGAGTGCTTCTCGCCCGCGCCGACCGCGGCGTGCTCGGCCCCGAGGACACGGCGAAGCTGCGGCAGCTCGTCGAGGCCGAGATCGCCGACGGCGACGCGTTCCGCCGCTCGGCCAGCGGGCAGCAGGCCGCGGCGCTGCGACTGACGCACCGCGTCGCCGCCGCCGAGCAGGCCATCGTCGAGGCCGAGGCCGAGCGCGACCAGTACGCCGCCGAGGCCGAGGCCCTGCGCACGGGCAAGGCGGTGCGCGCATGAGTTACGCACAGGCTGTGCACGAGACCGTGCGCGCACTGCGGACGATCCGGGGCCGGTGGGCCGACCTGCTGCTCGCGATCGAGACGCCGCCGGCGGATCACTGGCCACCAAGGCAGCTCGCACACACCATGCGCGAGGACGACGACGAGCCGCTCGTCGTCGAGGACCGGGCGCCGCTCGTGCTGCGCGAGCACCCCGCCCCGCTCAACCTCGGCGCGCTCGACACGGCGCGCACGGTCGAGCGGCTCGTGTTCGACCTCGCCGACACCCTCGCCGCCGTCGTACAGCACACCGAGCAGGACGACCCCCGAGCGTGGCTGTCCCCCGACCCGAGCGCACCCGACAGCCGGCGCGCGGCCGGATCGCGGGCGCACGGGCTGCATTGGGCGTGCGTGTGGATCGAGGGGCGTGTGCAGGATGAGGACACCGAGCCCGAACGCGAGCTCGACGGCACGGTGAGCGCCCCGCCGTTCGAAGTGTTGGCGCTGCACCTGCTGCACGAGGTACGGCGTACCGCGCGGATCGCCGAGACCCGGGTGTTGCGCGCGCTCGGTCTCGACCAGCGCGAGACACCGCTGCCCGAGCCGTGCCCGTGGTGCGCGGGCGAGCTCATGCTGCACAGCGCCCCCGACGGCCCGCCGGCCGTGACCTGCTCGGGTGGGCGCGACTGCTCGGCGCCCGTGCCGCTCGACAGCCGGGAGCGGTCTCGGGTGTGGGAGTGGGACGACCTCCCCGAGCTGATCGCCGCGCTCGGAGTCGACATTGCAGCCGCGGCGTAACGGGGGCAACGACGAGCAGCTCGTCGGCGAGCGCGCGGTCGACGCCGGCGAGGTGCTCGCCACGTGGCATAGCGGGTGGATCGTCGTCGAGGCACCGCCGAGTGTCGAGGCCCTGCTCGACCTCGGCGACGACGTCGTGCAAGGCGCCCTCTTTGAGTGAGCGAGGTTGAGCAGACCGCGGGGCGCTTGGGTGACCGAAGCGCCCCGCGAGCGGCCGTGCACCGTGGCGACAGCTCACTGCCGCCGCCACTCGTCACGCAACCGACGTACGGCTGCGATGGCGCGCACCGCCTTGTCCGCAAGGGCGGGCACCTGATCGAGGGCGTGGCCCACAACGAAGACACATCCACCGAGTCCGGCCACCGCCGCCGTAGCCCAACCGACCGATTCCATACGGACCGATTCGCCTTCCTGGGAAGGGTGGGCGATCCGGGCGGCATGGCAGCTCGAATCGACCACCTGCTCTAGTGATCGAGTCGAGGACCAAGCCCGCACGCCGTACTCGGGGTGTTCGGTTTTTTTGGAACGGGTCGCTACTCCCCCTTTTCCCTCTCCCGGGCGGAAGCCACATCGGGGCACCAAGGGACGGCGTGTCCTGCTGTGCACGGTGCGGCGACACAGCTAGGGCCGCTACACACGATGCCGGGCTGACAGACCGTACGCAGACAACCCCTTGCGCCGTTACCCATTCGTGACCTATAGTTCGAAGCGCTTCCGGCGTGCCCGGAAACAATCCCCCGCTCCCCCGCCCCGCCACCACTCCCGGTGACAGGGCGGACTGCTATGCGGCGGGCGGCAGGTTCGCGATTGCTTCAAGACGCTCAAGCACCAGTTCGCAGCTTGCAACGAAGTCAAATGCCGCCTCCGGCAGAACTGTGTGCTGACCATGCGAAACGCGCGCCCGCAGGCGAGACAGGTTCATTGCCGTGTCGGCGATGTGAGGCGCCAGCAGCCCGTGCTGCCTCAACGCCATAATCGTCGTCGATGTGTTGTAAACGCGCGGGGACTGCACATCCCGCGGAAGTTGGGGGGTGGCCTTCCGGAGCGCCATTTCGACCGCCCGCCAAGCGATCATCACGGCGCTGTCCGGCGAGGTCGCGATCAACTCCAACGCCTGGTTGATGGCTGCATCACGTTCTCGCGTATGACCCACCGCACTATGCATCAACGTGCCGCCGTACACCGCCCCCTCAACACTGGCTTGGATGGTGCCAGAGACCTCTACCTCCTCGTACGTCCGCGCGGCATCTTCCGCGAACTCGATCGCCCCGGCCGGAGTCTCCAGCCGAGTCATTCGACCGAACGCGCGCTTGAGATGGCGCCGGAATGACCAGGCAAGCACCAGAACCACCGCCGGCCAGACCAGGGCCTCGATGTACTTCAAAACAAGCTCTGCAACATCCACGCGCACATCCTGGCGGACCATCCGGCCTCTTGTAGGACGAACTGATCTATCGGGGGTGGGATGGCCGACCCGATCACGGATGCCGACCGCGAGGCGGTCCGCCGTCTGCACGCCGAAGGGAAGTCCCGTAATGCCATCGCCCGTGAGACCGGACGCAGCGCCGCCACCGTTTCGAAGATCGCCGCCGCCGAGGGGCTCACGTTCAGTGGCGGGGCGCGCGTTGCCGCCGCCACCGAGGCCCGCCGTGCAGACGCCGCGGCGCGGCGCGATCAGCTCGCCGACGACGCCCTCGACGGTGCTCTCGCCCAAGTCGAGCGAGTCGGCGCCGCCGACTCGGCCCGCGACGCACGCGATTACGCGACCGCGGCCCGCGCGCTGACCGAGGTTCACGCCAAGGTCGCCGAGCTCGCCCGCCACACCAAGACCAGCAGTGCCGGCGGGATGCTTGACCGCCTCGCCGACGCGCTGCTCGGCCCACAGGACGGTGCACCGGACGGGGGGTGACTCCCTCGACTGATCACCTCTCCGACAAGCAACTGCGCTCGATCGCCGAGGCGACCGCCCGTATCAACCTCTGGCACGGGTCAGTACGCTCCGGCAAAACGATCTCAAGCCTGCTGCGCTTCCTGCTCGCCGTCCGGCGGGCGCCCGCCTCGGGCCTGATCCTGATTGTGGGCCGCTCGCTCGCCACGATCGAGCGGAACGTGATCGAGCCGCTGCAAGACCCCGAGTTGTTCTCGGACACCGCGGCCGAGGTCCACCACACTCGCGGCGCGACAACCGCCGTGGTCCTCGGCCGAGTCGTGCACCTGATCGGCGCGAGTGACTCGCGATCCGAGGGCCGGCTGCGCGGTCTGACCGCGTCCATCGCTTACGCGGATGAGGTCACGCTGCTGCCGGAAGCGTTCTTCACGCAGCTACTCGCCCGCCTGTCGGTACCGGGCGCAATCCTGATCGGGACGACCAACCCGGACGGCCCGCGGCACTGGCTCAAAGCGAAGTACCTCGATCGGCAGCACGAGCTCGACCTCGCGTCGTGGCACTTCAAGCTCGCCGACAATCCGGCCCTGTCGCCCGCCTATGTCAAGGCGCTGTCCGCCGAGTACACCGGCCTGTGGCGGCGCCGGATGATCCTTGGCGAGTGGGTGGTCGCCGAGGGCGCGATCTTCGACATGTACGACGAGCAGCAGCACGTCGTCGACGAGCTGCCCCCGATGCGCCGCTACTGGGTCGGCATCGACTACGGCACGGCGAACCCTTTCTCGGCGCTGCTGCTCGGCCTCGGCGACGACGACCGGCTGTACGTGGTGAGCGAGTGGCGCCACGACTCCCGAGCCGCGCACCGTCAAATGACCGACGCGCAGTACAGCCGCGCCGTCCGCGACTGGCTCGGCGAACTGGACGTCACCCCCGAGTGGACGTTCATCGACCCGAGCGCCGCCTCGTACTCCACACAGCTTTGGGCCGACGGACACCCCGGCGTCACCCGCGCAGTGAACGACGTCATCGACGGCATCCGCAGCGTGTCGAACGCGCTCGACGCCGACCTGCTGCGCATCCATCGCTCGTGCGAGGGGCTGCTCGGCGAACTCCCCAACTACGTGTGGTCAGAAGAGGCCGCCGCCCGCGGTGAAGACAAGCCGGTGAAGAAGGACGATCACAGCGTCGACGCCCTGCGCTACGTGATCCATTCCACGGCGCACGAGTGGCGCCCCCTGCTGACGCACGCCGCATAACCCAACCCGACCACGGCCCCCGCCGCCGAGTCAGCGCGGGCGCTTTGCCATGCCCAAGGGGGGGGCCGCCATGCGCGCCGACTGGACCGACCGATTCCTCGCCCACATCACCGACACCCCGGCCGGCTGCTGGCAGTGGACCGGCTACCTCATGCCCAACGGATACGCCCGCTTCACCATCGACGGTGAGCGCCAGTACGCGCACCGCGCCTCGTACGAGGCACTCGTCGCACCGATACCCGCGGGTCTCGTGATCGACCACCTGTGCCGCAACCGCGGGTGCGTCAACCCCGCCCACCTGGAACCGGTCACGCAGCGAGTCAACGTCCTGCGGGGCGAGTCGCACGTCGCCGCCCGCGCCCGACAGACCGCGTGCATCCACGGCCACCCGTTCGACGAGGCCAACACCTACCGGGCCGGCAACGGCACCCGCAAGTGCCGCACGTGCCGCACGGCCGCGCGCGCCCGCGCACGGAAGCGAACGGGGGTGAGTTGTGCCGCTACCTGAGATCAACGCCCCGTGGCCCCCGCCGCACCTCGCCGCCACCCTTGCCGAGATCCGCGTCGATGACGCTTGGTACTCGGGCGACCCGGCAAAGCTCACCGCCGTCTATGGCAACAGCCCGACGCGCAAGGACGGCACCTCGCGCCTGTGGGGGCGCCGCCGGACACCGACACCCGGTAAGCGCGACGCCCGCCTGCACATCCCGCTCGCCGGCGACATCGCCACCGCGTCCGCCGATCTGCTGTTCAGTGAGCCGCCCACGTTCACCGTGCCGGACCGGCCGACGCAGGATCGCCTTGACGAGCTGACCGACGCCGACGGCATCGCGAACACCCTGCTCGAATCCGCCGAAGTCGCCGCCGCCCTCGGCGGGGTGTACCTGCGGATCACGTGGGATCGCTCGCTCGTCGACCGGCCGCTGCTCACCGTTGTGCACCCGGACAGTGCTGTACCCGAGTTCTCGTTCGGCATCCTGCGCGCGGTGACCTTCTGGCACGAGCTTGCCTCGGACGGCGCGACCGTGCTCCGCCACCTCGAACGGCACGAACGTGGGCGCATCCTGCACGCCCTCTACCAGGGGACGACCGACAACCTCGGCCGACGTATCCCTCTGACCGAGCATCCCGCGGTCGCCCCGCTCGCCGACGCTCTCGGGCCCGACGGCGAGTCGATCGAGACCGGCATCGACAGGTTGACCGCCGCCTACGTCCGCAACATCGGCCCCAACAGGAAGCACCGCGGCTCGGACTTCGGACGCTCCGACTACGCCGCCCCGCTGTACGACTTGCTCGACGCGCTCGATACGACATGGACGAGTTGGATTCGCGATATCCGCCTCGCTCGCGCCCGCCTGATCATCCCTGACGCCTACCTGCGCGACCACGGCCCCGGCCGCGGTGCCTCGTTCGATGACGACCGGGAAATCTGGCAGCTCCTGAACATCCCGCCCACCGAGCAGGGCGGCGGGATCACCCTCAGCCAATTTGCGATCAGGGTCGACGAGCACGAGCGGACGTCCGAAGCAGCCACCCGACAGGCCGTGCGGTCCGCCGGATACAGCGCGCAGACCTTCGGCATCGACGACCAGGCCGCCGCGATCACCGCGACGGAGGTCAAGGCGCAGCAGCGCCGGAGTATGACGACCAGGGGCAAGAAGATCCGCTATTACTCGCCGCCGCTCGGCGAGATGCTGCACGTCATGCTGCTGCTCGACCGCCTCATGTTCGGCCGCGCCATCGTGCCCGCCCGCCCCCGGATCGAGTTCGGGAGCACGGTCCGCGAGGACCCGGCAGCCCTCGCACAGACGCTCTCACTGTTCCAGCAGGCGCAGGCTGTGAGTGTCGACACCAAAGTGCGGATGGTCCACCCCGAGTGGGACGAGGCCGCGGTGCGGGCCGAGGTCGGCCGCATCCTGACCGAGACCGGGCAGGCAGTGCCCGATCCGATGCAGGCCGGGATGCTCCTCTAGCCGACGGCCGCCCGCAGGGCGCGGGCGGCCGGGCCCTCGTCGTCACTTCACGGTGACTTTGCCCTTCATCATCGCGATGTGCCCCGGGAAGGAGCAGAAGAAGGAGTAGTCACCGCCGGGGTACAGGCCGGAGGGATCGAAGGTGACGGAGGTTTCCTTCTCTTCCGCTCCGATCATTACGGTGTGGGCGATGATGTTCGGGTTGTCCTTCTTGAGGTAGTCCTTATCGATTCCCTGGCTCATGCCCTCGGTGGCGATGGCCTGCATGTCGGCCGTCTTGCAGACGATCAGGTTGTGACCCATCACGTTCTTCGGCAGGCTGCCGGAGCACGTGAGGCGGATCGTGAACTCCTTACAGCTGGTGTCGACCGTGATCTCTTTGGTGTCATAGCTCATCTGGTCGGTGGCGACGACGGTCACAGTGCTGTCGGACATGGCTCTCCTAAGATCGAGTTCCCAGACGCGTTGCGCTGTGTAGCGCTTTGCATACGGTGAGTATCTCCCCTGGCGAGCATAGTGATCTAGAGCGTGTCTCCTTGATGGAGTGATCAGTTGATCGGACATGCCTCTCCGAACCGGGTCGAGTGCATACGTTGCGTGATCGTGGCAACACTTTCCGATAGCAGTCGCTCTGCGAGTACCAAGCAAGGATGTAGATCATGAACAAGAGCGAGTTGATTAACGCCATGGCCACGTCGGCGGAAGTTGACAAGGCAGAGGCCGGGAAGGCCCTCGACGCTTTCCTCGCCGCAGTCAAGCACGAGCTCGTGGATGGTGGCTCCGTGAGGCTGGTGGGCTTCGGTACTTTCAGCGTCGAGGAGCACGCAACGACGGGCGTGGTGCCGACGTTTAGGGCAGACCGGAGCTTGAAGGAGGCCATCAAGTCGCGCTGAAGCTGGGTAGCCCCGTTCGGCCACAGTGCCGGGCGGGGCATTTGCATGCCCGTGAGGAGGTGAGCCATGGCCCGCCGCACCCCATCAACGACAACGACCAGGAGCAAGTCCGCCAGCGGCATGCGCAACCGGTGTTCGGCCGGGTCATCGGCTGCCCGCACGTAGCCCGGAGCACCCATCAAAGAGACACGCTCTAGCTCTGCTCCCCTATTCAGCCACTGCCCCACCGGGACCGTGCCGCGTGAGGGGGAGTGCCCATGTCAATCCACCCCGGGATGGTCGAGGATCTCTCGGCCGGCGTTCGCGACCTCTACGCGGACGCCGAGCAGCGGCTGCTCGGCATCATCGCCCGGCAGCTCGCCGACGGGTTCGAGGCCCCGGGGTGGGCGACCAACAAACTCAGGGACGTGCAGGCGCTGCGCCGCGGGGCGCAGGGTGTCGTCGACGCGCTCGCCGAGGCGACGCGGTTGGAGGTGTTCGACGCCGTCGCCGAGGCGTACAACGTCGGCGCGCGCTCCGGCCTCGCCGAACTCGGCGCACTGCACGATGCCGACCTGCGGCGGATAGCCGAGACCACGCCGAACACGAGGGCGGTCGACCGCCTCGCCTCCGAGACCCTCGATCTCGTCACGGCCACGCACCGGGGGATTCTCCGAGGCGTCGAGGACGGGTACCGGCAGGTGATCGCCGAGGTGTCGGCGGCTCCCCTGCTCGGCATTGACACCCGCAGGCAGGCCACCCAATCCGCGATGGAGCGATTCAGTGATCGGGGTCTGCGGACGTTCGTCGACCGCGGCGGGCGCGCATGGCAGATGACGAGCTATGCCGAGATGGCCGTGCGGACGGCGACCGGCAGGGCTGCGGTCGAGGCGCACGGCGACAAGCTGCGGGCCGCCGGTCTCGACCTTGTGATCGTCAGCAACGCTCCGCACGAGTGCCCGCTCTGCAAGCCGTTCGAGGGCAAGGTACTGAGCCTCGCCGGACCGGGCGGCGCCCGCACGGTCGAGGTCGAGCACGCCGTCGAGGACGGCCGCACCGTGCAGGTGCACATCGAGGGCAGCGTCGAAGAGGCGCGGCAGCGCGGTTTCCAACATCCGAATTGCAGGCACAGTGTCGCCGCCTACCTGCCCGGAGTGACCCGGGCCCCCGTCGACGCGTCCGAGGACCCCAACGGATACGAGGCCACCCAACGGCAGCGCGCGATCGAGCGCGGAATCAGGAAGTACAAGAACCGTTCGGCCGCAGCGACGAGCCCCGAGGCTCGTCGGGCGGCCGAGGCCAAGGTGCGACAGTGGCAGGCCAAACAGCGCGCCCACCTCGCCGAGCACCCCGAACTCATCCGCCGCCGCGGGCGCGAGCAGCCCGGCGCCGGCAACCTCCCCTCGACCGCACCACGCCCGCCGCAGGACGCGATCGAAGCGGCGCGCGTCCGCTCCGGCGACGAGCGCACCCTGCCCGAGATGACCGACGAGCAGCTCGGCGCCGCGATCCGGCCCGGCGTTCTCGATCAGCGCGACCTCGACCGCATCCGCGGCGAGGCCGGCCGCCGCGACGAGCAGGTGCTGCTCGACCGCATCCGGCCGCAGGGCCGCCTCGTCGACAACCTCGCCGAGTTCAGCGACGACGAACTCGCCGCCGTCGCCGTCCACCTGGGCGACGACGACATGCTGCGGATCATGGGCGAGATGGACCGGCGTGACCTCGACGCCGCCATGCCCGGTATCCGCCGCGACCTCGTCGGCATGTCCGAGCGTGACCTCGCCGCCCGCGCCCGCCACGTCGAGGACGACCGGGAGGCGATCGGCGCCGAGATCCACCGCCGCCAGGCGCTCGCCGAGCTGTTCCCCACCGGCCGCCTCGCCGGCGACCTCTCCACCCTCGGCGACGACCTGCTCGTGTGGGGGGTGCGCTACGCCTCTCCGGCGGATGCCGCCCGCATCGCCGCCGAGATCGACCGCCGGTACCCCGCCCCGCCGCCGCCCGCCCCCGCGGGCGCAAGGGTCGCCGACACCCTCGCGACCCGAGCCGCGCTCGACGAGGCCATGCAGCCCGTGCACCTCGACGACCCGGCGCCGGCCGACCCCGACGAGTGGGGCGCCTACGGGCGCGACCTCGAACGAGGCCCCGACGGGACCGAGCACATGTCGGCCGCCGAACGGTGGGCCTACGAACGGGAACTCGAAGCGCGCGCGGCGCGCGAGGCGTACAGCCGTGAGGAGATTCGCGAGATGTACCGCGAGCACGTCTATTTGCAGGTGCTCGCCGCCGAGGACTACACCAACGGCTTCATGCTGAGCCGGAAGGCGCGCGACGCCGGGGTCGATCCCTTCGCCCTGTTCAGTGGTCCCGCTCACGTTGCCTACGCGAGAGCGAGCGAGGACCTGATTCGGTTCTGGGAAGAGGTCTCGCCGCGGGTCACCTTGACCGAGTTCACCGAGCAGGTGACCGGCGTCAAGAGCGCCGCCGCCGAGATCGCCCGCGCAGCCCGTGAGACCCAACGCAACAAGTTCTAGGGGGTGATCATGGGGTTCCGTGAGGACGCCGTGCGCGCCCGTGAGGGCGGCGCCGCCGCCGCGGTCGCCGGCCGACCGGCGACCGACTGCCCGCACCGCGGCGACGAGCCGCTGCTGCGCGCCGCATGGGTGCGCGGCTACGTCGCCGCCGAGCAGCAGCTCGCATCGCCCGCCCCGTAATCGCTCTTCCCCCCATCCAGGGTCGCCGGTCCGGCGGCCCTCTTTTCATGCCCGCACGAGCCCCGGAGGGCCGACCCACCATGCCCGAGAACACCCTCGACGGCGCCCTGCCCACCCATCCCCGTACGGGCGAGAGCGCCCTTGGCTTCCGTCGCGACGGCCGCCCGATCTGGCCCATCAAGGGTGGTTCCGGTGAGGGCGGCGAGGGCGGTACGCCGCCCGCCGCGGACCCCTCCGGAGCGCCCAACGCCGACCCTGCCGCGCCGCCCGCCGGACCGCCGGCCGCCGAGCAGCAGCTCGCCGAGGCGACCACCCGCGCCGACCAGGCCGCGGCCGAGCGCGACGAGCTGCGCGCCGCCCTCGACGCCGTGACCCGCGCGCTCAACCCGAACGGGGGCGAGGCCGAGCAGGACCCGGCCAAGCTCGCCGCCGCGGTCGCCGAGCGCGACAGGCTGCTCGCCGACCACGCCGCCGAGCTGCGTTCGGCCCGCGTCGAGCTTGCCGTCGCCCGCGCCGCGGCCGACGCCGGAGCACGCGGCGACCGCCTGCTCAACTCCCGTTCCTTCCTTACCTCGGTCGCCGACCTCGACCCGACCGCCGCCGAGTTCGACACCAAGCTCACGGCCGCGATCACCGCGGCAGTCACGGCCGACCCCGACCTCTACCGCGCCGCGCCCGCAGGGCCGCCCCGCGGCGGCGCCGAGTTCCACGGCGCCCCGGCCGGCGAGCGCCGCGCCGCCACGCTGCACGACGCCGTCGCCGCCCGCATGAGCGGCGCCTAACCCCCAGGAGAAACGCTTTGCCTACCTCCCTCACCGAGGCGCGGAACAACGCGCAGGACGACGTCGACGTGCAGGTGATCGACGAGTTCCGCAAGTCGTCCGACATCCTCGACCGCCTCACCTTCGACAACGTCGTATCGCCGACCGGCGGCGACACCCTGACATACGGATACCGGCGGCTCGTGTCGCAGCGTTCGGCCGACTTCCGCGCGCTGAACACCGAGTACGTGCCGACCGAGGTCCAGACGCAGCGGTACACGGTCGATCTCGTGCCGCTCGGCGGCTCGTTCCAGATCGACCGGGTGATCGCCCGTATCGGGCCGGCCGCCTCGGGCGCCGTCACCCTCAACATGCAGCAGCTCATCAAGGCGAGCCGCGCACGGTTCGCCGATGCCGTGATCAACGGCGACAAGGCCGTCGAGACCAACGGGTTCGACGGTCTCTCGAAGATCCTCACCGGCAGCTCGACCGAGTACCTGCCGCTGAGCAACGGGGTCACGGCCGGTTTCCTCGACTGGACCACGATCAACGACAAGGCCGCGGCGCTCGCCGCGCAGACCCACATCGACAACTGGCTCGCCTCCATGGATGACGCCCCCGATGTCATCTACGGCAACCGCAAGACCCTGTCGCTCTTCAAGCGGATTGCCGCATGGACCGAGCAGCTCGACAAGACCACCGACGCTTTCGGTCGCCCGGTCACCGCGTACAACGGCATTCCCCTGGTGGACCTCAAGAGCAAGGCGGGCAGCAACACCGACGTGATCGGCCTCGTGACCCGCGACCCGGACGGCGCCGGCGGGGGCGGGAACGTGACCGGCCTCGGCGATCTCTACGCCGTCCGGTACGGGCTCGACGGTTTCCACGGCGCCTCGGTCGGGGGCGGCGCTCCGCTCGTCTCGACGTGGCTCCCCGAGTTCGACCGGTCCGGCGCCGTCAAGACCGGTGAAGTCGAAATGGGCCCCGTGGCCCCGGTCCTCAAGGCGACCAAGGCCGCCGCGGTCCTGCGCAACGTCAAGAGCGCGTGATGCCCATGATCATGCGCATCACAGCACCCGTTGCCGACTTCACCGGCGACGGCCCCGGCGGCATCCCGTTCGTGGACGGCACCGCGACCAGCGGCGACCCGGCCGTGATCGGCTACTGCCAGGGGGCCGGCTACACGGTCGAGCCCCTCGGCGACGATCCGCCAGATACCGAGCAGAGCAGCGAGCAGGACGGCCCGGCCGACGCCACGTCGACGGGCCGTTCTGCTGCCCGCAGCAAGAGGGGGTGATCGTGGCCCGACAGCCCTACGCGACCCCCGAGCAGCTCGCCGCATGGACCGGGCAACCGGCCCCGGCGGACGCCGAGCGACTCCTCGCACGGGCCGGCGAGGACATCGACAGTGCCCTGCTCACCGCGATCTATCGCGTGGACGAGGACGGCGACCCCCTCGACCCCAAGGTGCGTACCGCCCTCGCCAATGCCACATGCGCACAGGTCGAGTTCCAGCTCGCCGCCGGCGATGACGGGACCGGCGCGGGCGGACAGTGGGACTCGGTCAGCATCGGTCCCGTGAGCCTGTCGGGGCGCAGCTCGCGCACCGCGGCGGCCGGCGTCGAACTCGCTCCGCGCGCCGACCGGGCGCTGCGCCGCGCGGGTCTGACACCGGGGCGGGTGATCGGATGGTGAGCCGTATCCCCGAGGTGCTGCTGCGCCACCGCATCACCATCGAGCCGTACCTCGGCGACGGCGCGTACGGGCCGCGCCACGGCGCACCCGTTCCCGAGATACCCGCGCTCGTCTCCCCATCCGCCCGCATGGTGCGCGCACCCGACGGGCGCGAGGTCACCAGTAGCGCGCAGATCATCACCGCGCCCGGCCTCGACTGTCCGCCCGGATCACGGGTCACCCTGCCCGACGGCCGGATCACGACCGCGCTCTCGATCACCCACCACACCGCCCCGGGCCTACCGGTCCCCGCCTGCTCGGAGGTGATGTGCGAATGAGCCGCGCCCGCCTGCGCTGGACCGGCGACGCCGCCACCACGGCAATCCGGCAGGCCGCCGCCCGCGGCCTGCTGCTCAGTGCCGAGCACGTACTCGGGGCGAGCAGGCAGCGCGTACCGATCGCCGAGGGCACCCTCGAACGATCCGGCGCGACCTCGGTCGACGAGGCCACCATGACCGCCGCCGTCAGCTACGACACCCCGTACGCGGTGCGTGTCCATGAGGACATGACCGCGCGGCACTCGCCCGGCCGAACTGCGAAGTATGTAGAGGCGGTTCTGCCCGAGGTCGCCGGCGACGTGCAGGCAGTGATCGCCGCGCAGGTCCGGCGGGCACTTCACTAAAGGGGATCAGCGTTTGCCCATCGGGTAAGAAACGCGCCTCCATCCTTGGTGAGAGAAAGGGCAACAGTATTGGATTCCTCTAGGTCAGGCCACAGGTCCGACGTCTCCACTAGGCCGTCTTCGAGCAAATTCGAGATCGTCCACCACATCGCTTGATGTATCTGCACTCCCCCGAGCTGCGTGAAGCGCGGGTGCACGCCAGGTATCGGCGTGAAGCAATGTCGCTTACTCTCACCGCTCCGAAGCCCCTCCAGCATCTGCCACTTGCGCAGGAACACCTTCAAGAGCTGACGTTCAGTTTCCGTATACCGATGGTTGAGTATTTCGAGGTTTGCTTTGTATTGATACATCGACATTCGGTCGATGTCGCCCCGGTCGTAGCGCGTGTGACACGTGGGGCACAGAGCGATCAAGTTTCCGAACGTATGCTCCTTCACCTTTGTCCAGGGCTTGATGTGCGCCAATTCCACTGGGGTTTGCCGACAGGTCGGTATCGCGCATCGGTGGCCAGCCTCAACAAGCACGGCCCGCTTTATAGCTGTTGGGATGTCCGGTCGGTCCTGAGCCATGCCTCAGACCCTACGCAGCCACTAGGACAGTCGCCCCTATGACCTACACCGTCGACCTGCTCGACGGTCTCGCCCGCCTGCTGCACGAGCAGGGTGTCGGCATCTACCGCCCCGACGGCGTGTACGCCGCGGGCGAGACCGCGATCACCATCGCCGCTCTTCCGCCGGTCCCCGACCGCGTGATCTGCCTCGCCGCCTACCCGGTCACCGACTCCCCCGTGCTCACCGACACGACCACGGGGATTCAGGCGCGCACCCGCGCGGGGGCCGACCCCCGCGAGGTCGACGCCCTCGACGACCAGGTGCACGAGGTGCTGCACGGCAGCGGCCCGCACCTACTTGGCTCGGTCCGGGTGCAGCTCGTCTTTCGCGTCTCGGCCGCCCCGATCGGTGCCGACGCCTCGGGCCGCTGGGAGCGCTCCGCCAACTTCCACGTTCGCGCCCACCGGGCGCACCCCCACCTCGAATAAGGAGGCGCCCCCTTTGGGTACCCCGACGCCCCCGGCCGAGACCGTAACCGCGCTCGCCCGCAGGTACAGGCTTGAGCTGGACATGGGCACGACGCCCGGTACCCCGATATGGACGCTCGTCCCCGGGGTCACCGAGTTCACGCCGAAGATCGAGCCGACACAGCAGGAGGTGACGACCTACGACGCCGAAGGCTGGAGCGAGCAGGCCGTGACCATGCTCGCGTGGTCGATCGAGACCACGATCGCCCACCGCGCCCACCCGACGACCGGGATTTTCAACGCCGCGCAGGAAGCCCTGCGGAAGGCGAGCCGCTCGTTCGGCGCCAAGTCCTATGTCCGCGTGCGGTACTACGACCGCAACGGCGCCCCGGACGCGCAGGAAGGTTCCGCCCTGGTGACGTGGGAGCCGGACGGCGGGGGCCCCGACGAGGTCGACACGATCAAGGTCACCTTGACCGGGTCCGGTCCGCTCGTCGAGATCACCAACCCCGCGGCCGGTGGCGGAACCTTCGCCGCCAAGGGGGGTGACAGCTAGTGGCGTTCGAGGAACTCGGCGAACTGCTCGACGAGTCGATCGAGCTGCCTGTCGCCGGCCGCCTCTACACCGTGCCCGCCCCGTCAGCCGAGATCGGCCTGCGGACGCAGGCACTCATCCATGCCGCTGCGGTCGCCGCGGACGGCGGGCGCGCCGACGAGCAGGTGCTCGGCGACGCTGCCGAGCGCGACCTGTACCGAGACGTACTCGGGCCCGCGCACGATGAGATGATCGCCGACGGCGTGAAGTGGCCGACGCTCAAGCACGCCGCGATCACCGCCATGGTGTGGATCGCGCAGGACAAGACCGCCGCAGAGCGGTACTGGACCGCGGCCGGCGACCCTTCTCGGCTGGCCCCGAACCGGCAGGCGCGCCGCAGCCAATCGGGTGCGGCGAGTTCGACGTCGAGTCGGGGCTCTTCGAGTGGTACGAGTACCCGCCCGGCACCCGCCCGCGGCGCGGGCAAGAAGGGCCGCAAGCGTCACTGACGTGGGCGGCGATCCTCGCCGAGTGGCCGCTCGTCGAGGCCGATCTGCACGAGGTCTACGGGATCGATGTTGGCGCCCCCGGGCTGCTGCAAGCCCGGTCCTGGCGGTGGATGCGCACACGCATCCTCGCGCTTCTCTCGGCCGAGTCTCGCCTCGCCCGGGTGCTCACCCCTCCGCCTGACTCCTCCCCCACGGGAGGGACGACCGCCAGGAGGTGACCACCCGTGGCCCTCATGGTCGGCGAACTGGCCGCAACAATCACGATCGACGACTCGGGCGCAGATGCCGGAATGGCGCGCGCCCGCGCGGCTGTGCAGGCGGGCGGCGATCAGATCGCCGCCGCCGCCGATCAGGCAGGGCAGGAAGCGGGCGACCGCCTCGGCGACGGTCTCGCCGAGGGCGCGGCCGACGGCGGCGAACGTGCGGCCGGCGGCATGGGCACCGCGCTGAAAGGATTCGCCGCCGCGGCAGTGGGCGGGGCGATCGGCACCGCGCTCATGGGCGGCATCGCCGAAGCCATGGACCGCGGCAAGGTCGCCGGGAAGCTACAGGCACAACTCGGCACGTCAGGCCCGGTAGCCAAGGAGTACGGCAAAGTCGCCGGCTCCCTGTACTCGGGCGCGATCGTCGAGTCGGTCGCCGACGGCGCCGACATCCTGAAGGGGATCGCGCAACAGGGTCTGCTGCCGCCCGAAGCGACGCAGGGGCAGATCAAGACCATGGCGACGCAAGTCGCCGACACAGCCTCGGTCCTGGGCGAGGACGTCGGGAAAGTCTCGCGCGCGGTCGGCGTGATGCTGAAATCCGGCATCGCGAAGAACGCCGAAGAGGCGATGGACGTCCTTGTAAAGGGCAGCCAGAACGGCACGAATGCGGCCGAGGATCTCCTCGACACGTTCGCCGAATACCCGACGCAGTTCCGCGACTTGGGGCTCGACGCACAGACTGCAATGGGCCTCATGCAGCAGGGTCTGCAAGGGGGCGCACGCGACGCCGACACCGTCGCGGACGCCCTGAAAGAGTTTGCGATCCGCTCAAAGGACATGAGCAAGACGTCCGTTGACGCCTTCACGTCAATCGGACTCAACGCGGACAAGATGGCGTCGACGTTCACCAAGGGTGGACCGGAAGCCTCGAAAGCCCTCGGGGAAGTCCTTACCCGTATCAAGGCGATCAAGGACCCTGCTGAGCGGAATGCGACTGCGGTCGCTCTTTTCGGAACCAAGGCCGAGGATCTACAGCAAGCCCTTTTCAAGCTCGACCCGAAAACCGCTGTCGCCGCTCTCGGTAACGTCAAGGGCGCGACGGACGCGGCGGGCGACGCAATGCGCGACAATGCCGCGACCAAGTTCGAGGTATTCAAGCGGGCGGCGATCGACAAAGTCGTTACCGTCCTCGGGAACTACGTTGTCCCCGCCCTCGAAAAAGCGGCCGACTGGATCGGCGAGGGTGGCCTCGGCGGTGCGCTGCGCGCGTCGGTCGGGTGGATCTCCGAGCACTCGACGGCGCTCTCGATCGCCGCCGGCGTGATCACGCTCCTGATGCTGCCGACGCTTATCGCGCTCGGCGTCACCGCGTGGACGACGACGACAGCAGTCGTCACAGGTTGGGCCACGCAGACCGCGGCTGGCGCTGCTGCGGCGGCCCGCTTCGTGGCGCTCAACGCGATGATGCTCGCCGGTTGGGTGTCGCAGGGCCTGAGCGCCGGCGCCGCCGCCCTGCGGGTGGTCGGTGCGTGGGTCCTTATGGGCACACAGAGCCTGATTCAAGGCGCCCGGATGGCTGCTGCGTGGCTGCTCGCCATGGGCCCGATTTCGCTCATCATCGCCGCCGTAGTCGGCATCGTCGCGCTTGTCGTCGCCAACTGGGACACCATCGTCTCGGCGACGTCGGCCGCATGGGATTGGGTGTGGGGAAAGCTCAAGTGGGTCGGTCAGGCGATCCTCGATTTCTTCCTGAACTGGACGCTCGTCGGGCTGATCATCAAACACTGGGACGCGATCAAGAGCGGGACAGTGTCCGCCTGGAATGCCACCGTTGAATGGGTGCGCGGCATCCCGGGCCGGATCGTTGATTTTTTCCTGAACTGGACTTTGCCGGGGCTGATTATCAAGCACTGGGATTCGATCAAGTCGGGCACCGTGCGCAAGGCCGGTGAAATGCTGGATTGGGTCCGGGGCCTACCGGGAATGATCGCGTCTTACTTCGGAAATTTTGGCTCGATGCTCTACGACAGTGGCCGTGATCTGATCTACGGGCTGTGGAATGGCATCAAGGGCATGGGCAGCTGGTTGCGTTCAACCCTCATGTCTTGGGCCAAGAATTTGATTCCGGGACCGATCGCAAAGGCGCTCGGAATTCACTCTCCGTCGCGTCTCATGCGCGACAGAATCGGCAAGCACATTCCCGCGGGCATCGTCGAGGGCATCAAAGCGGGCGCCCCCGCGATCGACCGCACCATGCGCAGCCTCGTCTCGGTTCCCGCCGGCCCGCAGTTCGCTACCGCCGGCGGTCCCGCCAACGGTGCTAGCGCGGGCGGGGGTTGGGGCGGCCCGGCAGTCCATATCGAGAACTGGCACTCGGGAGCGGCGACCGCGGACCAGACCGCGGCGGCGCTCGCCTGGCACGCCAAGGGCAGGGGGTGACCGATGGCCGCAGGTGATCGCGTCACCGCACCCGGACACGTCCAGTTCGGCGAGCTGCTACTCGGCCCCCACACCACCTACCGGTGGAAGAACCTCACCGGGTGGGAGGACTCTCCCGGTCTCGACTCGGGCACCGTCACCCGCTCTGACGCGCACGGCGCCTACCCCGGGCGCCTGCTCGCGCAACCGCGGACGATCACCCTCGACGACATCGTGATCCGCACCGAGCCCCGCCGGATGGGCGCCGCCGTGCGGGCCCTGCGCGCGGCGACCGCGCTGCGCGAGGACGAGCAGCCGCTCGTCGTGATGCTCGACGACGAGCCGCCGCTGCTGTCTTTCGCCCGCTGCCTGCGCCGCTCGATCCCCGTCGGAGTGGGCGGGTACGCGATCGGCGTCGTGCAGGGGGCGGCGCTCCAGTTCGAGGCGACCGACCCCCGCCGGTACAGCCTCGTCGAGCAGCAGGCCGACGCGCGTCTGCCCTCGTCCGGTCTGCCCGCCCCGCTACGCGCGGTCAACGAGGGTGACGCGCCCGCGCACCCCGTCATTACGATCCGCGGCCCCCTTTCGCTGCCCTCGCTAACCAACGTGAGCACAGGCCAAATGATCGAGTACGACATAGACCTCAGCGCCAGCGACTCGCTGCTCGTCGACACCGCTGCGGGCACGGTCACGTTGAACAGCACCACGAGCAGCCTGGGCACCGCGTCGGCCCGCTCGGCAATAGAGCAGCTCTACACCTTCCCTCCGGGTGTGTCCTCTCTCCTCTTCCGCGCGGCACCGGGGCCCATCGACCCCCGGGCATCGATGGGCATCCGGTGGCGTTCCGCCTACTGGTAAGTGCCATTGCAGAAGCGCTCGATGCGGAGTCATTCGAGCAGGCTGAACGCTGAGAGTACGGATATGGACAGCGTCATCCACACCGCGAACGCGCCACCTCCGTACAACACGGCTTCGGGCAGAGACGAGCCGGACGCGTGAGACAGCATGCCGCCGATGAGCGCGACGAGACAGGCGGAGAGGCAAGCGCAAAGAAACATGAGTGCGCGCCGGGAGGGCTGGGTTGACTGCAACGTGAGGTCCCTTTCTCCGGGACCGAGAGCACGCATGCAAGGGTCCCGGACATCGAAGTGTCCGTGATCCCTGCTGCGTATGGAGGCTCGCTATACCTCAGGAGGCTTATTGACTTTCGTGCCGAAGCAACGGAAGCGGTCAATCAAGGTCCAACGATTTTCATCTGCCAGCGTGGCTTGAGGAACTGGCCAAGCAGTGGCCCCCTCAGGTAAGGCTCCTCGTTGCCGAGTGTGACAGGACTTCACCCTTGATCACAACAAGTACCAGTGTGCGGCAGGCCACAACTCAGAAGCGGAGCGCGCTATTTGACTGCCCATACGTACCGGATACTGCTGTGCGACCTGCGCACCGACCAGGTCCGCGACGCCCTGCCCGTAAGCGACGTGTCGCTCGACGACTACATAGGCAAGATCGGCACGGCCGCCCTCACGATCCCGCTGCCAAACCAGCAGCTCGCCGCCCGCGCCCGCGCTGCCCTGGAGCTCGGCCGTACCGCGATGTGGATCGAGCGCGGCCCGGACATCTGGTGGGGCGGTATCCCCTGGACGGCCAACATCACCAGCGACAGCAGGGGGATGCTCGGCCTGAAGGTTCAGGCCGGCGGATGGGCGTCATACCTCGATCACCGGGCGGTGTTCCACACGCAGCAGGCAACGGCGGTTGATCAGTTCGACATCGTACGAGGCTTGATCGCCTACTCGGCGAGCCTGTCCGGCGGCGACATCGGTATCGAGTACGACGCGACACAGTTGTCCGGCGTCCGCCGAGACCGCACTTACCGCCGCTACGACCAGCCTCGGATACGCGAGCTGATCGACCAGCTCGGCAGCGTGGAGCAGGGTTTCGAGTGGCGCATCAGCAGCGTCCGCGACCCCGCCACAGGCCGGCGGACCAAGCAGCTGCAACTCGGCTCCCCCGTAATCCACACCGGGGGATCCGAGATCGTCCTCGACCACCCCGGCTCGATCCTCTCCTACGACTGGCCCCTCGACGCGACCGTGCGCGCCAATTCCTGGCAGTCCCGCGGCGCGTCCGACAACAAGAACCAGACCGCCGAGTCCCTACCGATCATGACCGGCCTACTCGTCGACGAGGCACAGCTCGCCGCCGGGTGGCCCCGACTGGATGGGACCTCGGACTACACCACGGTTACCGACCCCGGCACCCTCGCCGCGCATGCCCGCGCCGACCTCGCCGCCGCGACCAACCCGCGGACGATTCCCGAGGTGACCGTCGCCCTCGACCGCGTCGCTCTCTCCCCCGCGCTGCTCGGCACGACCGTGCGCGTGCGTATCCGTGACCTGTGGTGGGCCGAGGGACTCGACCACCGGTACAGGGTCGTTGGCCTCGCAATCAGTCCACCCCTGCGCGGCCGGCCCGAGACCGCAAAGCTCTACTTGGAGGCCGCCTAGTGGCAGCGATTCCGCTCGACTTGATCGACCGCATCCGCGAGCTCGAACGCAAGGTGCGCGAGCTCACCGGACGCGCTCAGATCCGCCCCGCCCTGAACGAGATCACAAACGGCCCCGTGAAGATCGCCGAAGGGGGGTCCCTGGAAGTCTCGGCCCCGGACGGCACCCGGATTTTCAACGTGGGTGCCCTCTGGGATGGCGCGTACGGCGTCCAGATCCAACGCTCCGACGGCACCCTCGCCTTCAACGTAGGCGGCTCGGGTGAAGGCTCGAACATGGTCCGCCAGTTCTCCCGCGCCGGCGCCGTGATCCTGATGGATGACTACCACTCGCGGGAGTTCCTCGGCCGTCCGTGGATGCCCATCCAGCTCTTTCCGACCAAGCAGCAGGGCACCGAGGGCACCAGCTGGCAGTACGGATGGGTTGGCGGCGCCGCCGCGCACAACGCGGTCGCCGTCATCACCCTGTCGAGCATCTCCGCACCCGGGGGCGGGCAGGTCCGGGTCAACATGATCCCGCCGCGCGGGGGCGAGGTAACGGTCGCCGAGTACGACGTCCCCGCCCGCACATGGGTCAATAAGACCATCGTGCAGCCGCTCAACGGCGTCGGATTCCTCGACTACGTCGGCTGGAACATTCAGCACCGGGTCCTGACCGAGGGCAGCGGAATCGAGACGCGCGTCTTCAACGCGTACACGCGGAACACCTTCACCCCGGAAGAAGCCCCCACCCCGCCGCCGCAGGCTGCCGCGGCCGACGCGCAGCGCTTCCTCGGCGTCCCCGCCTCGCCGCCGGACGAGGGGCCGCCGCCTGCCCCCGCCCCGCCAGGGCTGCACACCATCGACGACTAAGGAGGCTGGCCCTGCTGCCCCCATCCATACCCACCGTGACCGTGCGCGGTCGCTTCCTCGCCCCCGACGGCACGCCGCTGTCGGGGGCGCTCGTCTTTCGGGCACCCGCGACCCTGACGTTTCCACAGGCCGACGTCATCCTCGGCGGCCCCGTAACCGTCCAGCTCGACGCGCAGGGCGCGATCGAGGTCACCCTGCCCGCCACCGACGCACCCGACATGGACCCGTCGGGATGGGCCTACGTGGTCGCCGAGCAGCTCTCGGGAATCCTCGTTGGCAGGTCGTACAACATCGTGTTGCCCCGCGCGCAGCCCGAGGTCGACCTCGCCGACATCGCCCCCACCGATCCGGCGAAACCGAACTACGTCGGAGTACCGGGGCCCGTCGGTCCGCAGGGTGCGACCGGCACCCCCGGATCGCGGATCTACAGCGGCGCCACCGCACCCGCTGCCGGCCTCGGCGTCGACGGCGACCTCTACGTGCGCTACGAGACCTCGACCGTCCTCGGCGTCGCCTCGACCACCGTCTCTACCTGGCAGCGGACCGCCGGCGCGTGGGCTCAGATCGGCGGCGACGTGCGCGGCGCGGCGATCTACACCAACAACACGACGACCCCCTCGACGAACACCAAGCCCGGTGACCTACTGATCAGAACGGACACCGGCGACCTTTGGCAACGCAACGCGTCCGGGTGGGGCTCCGCGATCGGCAGTCTCCGCGGACCGAAGGGCGACAAGGGCGACGTCGGAGCGGCGGGCGCGACCGGACCGGGCGGCGTCGTGCAGTCCGTCAACGGTAAGAGCGCCGCCGCCGTGACCTTGAGCGCGGCTGACGTCGGCGCCCTCGCAACCACCGCGGCCGGCGCACCGTCCGGCGTCGCCACGCTCGGCGCCGACGGCAAGGTGCCCGCGGCGCAGCTCCCCGCTGCGGGCGGGGGCGCCGTCGACTCGGTGAACTCGAAAACCGGTGTGGTCGTGCTCACCGCGGCGGACGTCGGCGCGCTCGATCAGGCCGCCGCCGACGCCCGGTACCCGCTCGCGACGGCCGCTGTCCTGGTCGCCGGAACGCAGACGATCAGCGGCGGTAAGACGTTCAGCAGCATTCCGTCTACCACGGCCGCGCCGACCACGGCGAACCATCTGACCCGCAAGAGCTACGTCGACGCGCTTGGGGGCGGCGAGTGGTTGCCCAGCGATCACGGACTGCTCACCTGGGCATTCGACCCCGCGCTCGGCCAGTCGACCGCCCTCTACCCCGGCAGCGGCCCGATACGAGTAACCGCCGTCATCCTGCGAGTACCGGTGACCGTCGCCCGGATCGTGTGGTTCGCCACCGGATACGCGGGCGGACTCACCACCGGTTCATGGGCCGCGATCTACGACTCGGCCGGTACCCGCGTGGCCGCAACCGGCGACATGTCCACCGCCACCTACGAACCGGCCGAGGTCCACAACGCCGGCGGGGCGACGATCAGCTCACCCCTGACGGCGTCCTACGCGGCCCCGGCCGGCGTCTACTACGTCGCCTCGCGCTGGCAGTACAACACCGGCACAGGCGACGGGCCGATGCTCCTCGCCGCCGAGAGCAGCGCCGGCGCCCCGCCCAACCAGTTCGGGCAGACCGCTGTGAGGCGCTTCGGCGTCTACTCGACCGGCGCCGCCACGGCGCCCGCGACGATCAACGTCGCCTCGATGGAGAACGGCGCCAATCGTTTCTGGTGCGCCCTCGGCTAACTCCCCTTTCCCGTACGCCCCGTGCCTCTCTGGCCGGGGCTTTTTTCATGTCTGGAGACACCACGCATGGCAGTCCCGTTCAGCCCTGATCGGCTCGTCGCGATCCTGCGCGCCGAGGGTGTGCGCGTCGTCGAGGTCGACTCGTGGCGCACCCACAACCGCAACCACCGCGGCAGCTTCGGCCCGATCAACGGCGTGATGATCCACCACACCGTGAGCTCGGGCGCCGAGTCGTCGGTGCGCCTTTGCTACGACGGGTACGACGAGCTGCCCGGCCCGCTCTGTCACGGCGTGATCGCCAAGGACGGCACCGTTTACCTGATCTCGGCCGGCCGCGCCAACCACGCCGGCGCGGGGGACGGCGACGTGCTCGGAGCAGTCATCGACGAGCAGGAGCTGCCTGCTCCGAACGACCGTAGCGCCGACGGAAACGTGCACTTCTACGGGTTCGAGTGCATCAACCTCGGCAACGGCCACGACCCGTGGCCCGCCGAGCAGCTCAACGCGGTCGAGCTTGCCTCGGCGGCGATCTGCCGTGCGTACGGATGGTCGGCGGCGAGCGTCATCGGCCACAAGGAGTGGACGAATCAGAAGGTCGACCCCGTCGGGTTCAGCATGACGGACATGCGCGCGCGGATCGACCGCCGCCTCGGCACCAAGCCCGAACAGCCCAAGCCCAACCCGACGCCGCCCCCGACGCCGCAGTACGCGCCGTTCCCCGGTGTCGGGTGGTTCAAGAACAACCCCCGATCGCCGCTCATCACCGCCATGGGTCGACGGCTCGTCGCGGTGGGGTGCAGCCGCTACTCGCAGGGGCCCGGCCCCCAGTGGACCGAGTCCGACCGGCAGTCCTACGCCGCGTGGCAGCGCAGCCTCGGCTACTCCGGCACCGACGCCGACGGATGGCCCGGCCCGTCGTCGTGGGCCGCGCTCAAGGTCCCCCAGGTCTGATCACCCGCCCTGCCCCGCCTGCACCAGCAGGCGGGGCACCCGCATTCTCAAGAGAGGAACCGCTCATGACCGACGCTTCCCGCCGTACCCTCCGCACACTCGTGCAGACCACTCTCGCGCTCGCCGTGCTGCTGCCTTCAATCGTCGGCGCGGCCGGTATCCCGGCCTCGCTGCCGTGGGTCGCCGCCGCGCTCGCCGTCGCTGGCGGTACCGCCCGAGTGATGGCGCTGCCCGGCGTGCAGGACCTGCTGCCGTCGTGGCTACGCACTGCACCGCACCGCGACGACGAGCTGCTCGCCCTCGACCGAGACCAGGACGGACGCCTGTGACCGACCCGACCCCGGGCGACGTCGCCCTCGAGCTCGAGAGACTGCGGGCGACGGTCGAGACTGGGTTTGCTCGCCTCGACGGCGCGCTCGCCCTGCTCGTGCAGCGCTCCGATCAACTCGACACCCGCCTCGCAGACCACGAGCAGCGCCTCGACGCGCTCGAAAAGGGACGGTGGCCACTGCCGAGCGTGCTCGCCATGGTCGCCGTGATCGGCCTCGCCCTGACCTTCTGGCAGGCAGCCCGCTGAATGAAGAGCACCCCCGCAGACCGGCCTCGGCCGACTGCGGGGGTGCTCTTGTCGTTCCGGCCCTAAGCCGCGGCGACCAGTTCCCGGGCGCGCTCGTTGAAGTCAGCGACGAGGCGGTGCGTGCCGAAGGGCTGCATCCGACGCTGCAAGTCCTGCACCGCTTCGACGCACCGCGAGCTCTTGACTTGGCGCGACAGGGTCAGTGTTCGCAGGCCCGCTGAGTGGGCCGCTTCAAGGTCATTTCGCTGGAGGTGCGAGACGGCGAGGGCAGCATGCGACATCGCGCCCCGGCGGGCCCGCTGCTGCTTGCGGGCGTGTTCAATGGACTGCTGAGCGTGTTCCTCGGCGGCTGCTGCGTCGTTGAGATCACGGAAGGTGTTCGCGTGCTCGCCATGCAGGTACGCAGGGTCGATGAACGCCGCCCACTCCGGTTCGTTCTTGAGCTGTACCCGGCTGTACGCGACTTCGGACTCGGCCACGGCTCGGGTTGCTGCGGAGTTCTCACCCAGCCTGGCGAGGGCCCGAGCCTCAAGTGCCCACAGGTCAGCCATGCACGCCGGCGACGTGTCCTTGCCGAGTCCAGCGCGACCAGCCTGAGCGAGCCGCCGCCCCTCAGTGGGGTTGCCGAGCAGGGTGGTCTGATCAGCCATACCGGCGAGGACGTGCGCACCGAGGGCTGCGTTACCGGACTCTTCGGCGAGCCGAAGCGACTGGATCAAGTAGCGCTGCGCGGTCCCGTGCTCCCCGTTGTCGTAACTCATCCAACCGAGCAGATACGTCTGCTCCGCCGCCGCCTCGCACAAGGCCCGCCGAACGTCCTCGGAATGGGTCTCACGCAACAGGGGGTAGACGTGCTGATTCATGTACTGAGCCAGGATCAGGCGGCCCGATCCGCCGCCTTGCAGCACGTCCATCTTCTGGAACTCGCCGAACATGTTCTTGACGGCGGACACGTCTTCAAGACGGACCCGACGGCCCGGCTCGGGCTGCTGGTCAAGCGTATTGAGTAGCCAGTCTCGCGACGGCCCCACAGCGGCGACGGCGGCAAAGGGCGCCGCTGCCAGGAACTTTCGACGGTCCACGTCGGCCCTCCCCAAATCGGCAACGGCTTCAACCGTAACGGCGAAAGAGGAGTTGTAGGCGAGCGCGCGGTCTGCCGATCCGTCTTCGGGAAAGCCCAAATCGTACGTAGTGACCCGGAACCCAACGCTCGCCGAGATGACGTCGGCGATGATCGCAGGCACGGGCGGGCGCGGCTGAAGTCCGTTTAGCCATCGCCGGACAGCCGTAGCGTCGGGCTGCACGTGCGGCTGACCCCATACCTGAGCTGCGGTTTTGATCCGGCGAGCCAACTCCTTGTTGCTCATGCCGGATCGTTCCAGCCACCGCGCAAGATCAGTGTTTGGCGACGTCATGCTCGGTACCTACCCCTTCAACAGGCGCGGTCGTTCAAGTGCCACCCTTTGCCACCCCCCATGACGGTACCCCCGCGGTCCGCCCCGCGGTTGCCTAGTTGCTCGAACCAATGGCGCAGGCAAGGGGGTTGAGCTCATGCCGAGATCGGTGGCGCAGCGGTTCCCGCGTGCAGACGACGCGGTATCCGAGGCGCGTTCCTTCTTAGGCGGCGTACTGGAGGAGTGGGCGATCTCCGACCGCTCCGAGGACGCGGTGCTCTGCTTGTCCGAGCTTGCGACCAACGCGGTTCGCCACGTCGCGCGCGGTGATTTCGTCGTCGAGGTCTCTCTCGATGACTGCCGCCTGCGTATCGAGGTGCACGACGCAGGGGCGGGGGCTCCCCGTCTCGGGCTGCCGAGTGATGACGACACCGATGGGCGAGGGCTGCTGATCGTGTGGTCACTGGCGGACGGTTGGGGGGTGGAGCCGCACCACCCGTGCGGCAAGACCGTATGGACGGAGTTCAAGACGCAGGGATGCGGGACACCAATCGGCGTGATCCCATGCTGATCGAGAGCGTGCCTACACCGACGGCCGGCCTGCTGGCCTCGCTCGGCGTTTGGTTCTGGATTGACCTCACCGAGGTCGGTCACGTCGCGTTCCTGCTGCTGGCTCATCCGCCCGTTCGTCGGGAAGGCGAGTCGCCGGCAGTCATCGAGAGCCGTATGCGCGGGCTCGCATCGGCTTTGGAACTCGCTCATCCCTCGACGCAGCTTCCTGACATCGGGCCTCGACTCGCCGTTCACGGGCGATACGCGGCCCTAAGCCTCAACGGCTGCCAGACCGCGGTTTGCGTCCCGGTGAGCACCGAGTGGTCGAGGTTCGTCACGGCCGGCGCCCCGGTAGCCGTAGCAGTCGGGATCGACCCTCTGCTACCGCGCACTCCGTTCGATGCCGTCAGGCCGTACGTGTCAGACGGGGCTCAGCGCGGACGGCTGTTCCTCGGTAAGACCCGGGCCGAGCCCTCCCGGAAGTTCATCGGAGTGGGTGGTCCGCCCGTCTGACGTCGACGGACCAACTCGCGCCAATACATCCAAAGACCCGACGGCCGCGGACACGACCGCCGGGCAGCGACGCCAACAGCTAATTAGGAGCTGATGACGACACATGCGCGACTTTATCGCCTGCCTCTGGATCTGGTTAGGGCCGGGCATCTGCCGGACCCTCTGCACTGCGCGTCGGCGCTTATCTGACTTCCGCAGACGCCCGGTGCCCTCCCCGCGCCTCACCTCGGTTCTCCCGCCGGCCCCGGCCTATACCCGCCGGCCGCTCCCTTCCCACGTACGGGCCCGACTGGCGCCGCTCGACGGCCACGCCTACTTCCTCCGCCCATACGTGCGGCCCCCCGTCCCGGTGGTGCACCGTGGATAGGTCCGCCGTACTTGAGCGGTGCGGACTCTGCGAGGCGCTCGTGTCGCACGACGAGGTCGAGTCGGGGACGTTCGTTTGGTTCGATGAGGACGAGCACGAGCGGGTCTCGAAACGCCGCTCTTGCCGAGATGCGGCTGCCTGCTTCCTCCGGACCAAAACCCCAGATGCATGGGAGCGCCTCGGGGGCTCATTGCCCGTGGGCGTTGAACCTCCCCCGGGCGCCCGGGTGATCCAATGCACCTCCTGCAACGTCGCGGCGCGCGTGGACGATCTCGTCATCGCTCGGGAACTCGACGACATCGACGACGTCTGGTTCTCCTCCGTCGTCTGCTCGGATGAAGACGCCTGTTACGACCGTCAGGTGCTCTATCCGTACCGGCCGGCACTCCCCGAGTGAACCGCGTCCGGACGGTCCGGCCGACCGCGCCCCCACCGTCCGGACACTGCTCCACCACTCGCCGCATTGCGGCGCCCATGGCGACCATCCGGGTCAGGGTCGCACCAGAACTCCCGTGTCGCGGGCCGGCTCACCGCCGCTCCGACGCGGGGAACCGCCTCGACGCGGCCTTGTCGCCGCACTGAGGAGGGCGCAACGTATGGCAACTCAGAGCATGTGACCGTTGATCAGAGAGCAGGAGATGCGATGACCACCGCAGTTGCACCGTGGGGGACCACGCGCTTAGCGCTGTACCCCAGCATCACCGCAGTGCCGTACGTCCGTACAGAGATCGACCCGGACACCCAGACGACCCGCTACTTCGACGCGAACGGCAACCGTGTCGAGATGGGTGGGCACGGCACCGGAACGTCCACGGCCAACCAGACCTCGACGTCGTCCGACGGCGGGGGCCCCAACCCGCCCCCGCCCGCCGACTCCGACCTCACCGACGACAGCGACTCGGACTGACATGACCGACGCACCGGTTCTCGTCGTTACCGCGCTCGGTGACATCACGGCGGATCTGGTGATGGAAGAGCTGTACGGCCGGGGCATCCCGGCCGTACGGCTCGACCCCGCCGCCGACTTCCCCCACACGGCCAGCATGAGCGCTCAGATCGAACGGGGCGCCTTCACCGGCGATCTCACCACCTCGACCCGGCACCTCGACCTGTCGGGCGTCCGTTCCGTCTACTGGCGCCGCCCGAGCCCCTATAGCGACCCGCAGGCGGCCGAGTCTCCCGAGCAGCGGTTCGGGGTTGAGCAATCGCGCCGCGGCTACCTAGGTGCGCTGACTGCACTTCCCGGGGCCCTGTACGTGAACCACCCCTCACGGAATCGCGACGCCGAGAACAAGGCGCTCCAGCTCGCCACCGCGGCCCGCCTCGGCTTCACGCTCCCCGACACCTTGATCACAAACGTGCCGGCAGATGCCCGGAAGTTCGCGGCCGACCACGGACCCGTGATCTACAAGCCCATTCACCGCGTGCACCTCGCCGGCGAGGACGGACGGAACCGAACCGTCTGGGTGCGCACCGTTCAAGCGGACGAGCTCGACGACTCGATCGCCCTCTGCCCCCATCTCTTCCAAGCCTACGTCCCGAAGATCGCCGACATTCGTCTCGCCGCCGTCGGGCATGACGCGTTCGCGACCCGGATCGACACCGCCGGCGATCACCTCGATTGGCGCCAGGACCAAACCCTGATCACCTGCTCCCCGATCGCGGTCCCCTGTTCAGTTCGCGAAGCTGTGCGCGCGTTCCTTCATGCGTTCGGGCTCAGCTTCGGCGCTTTCGACTTCGCCCTCGACGCCGACGGTCGATGGTGGTTCCTCGAATGCAACCCGAATGGGCAGTGGGCGTTCGTCGACGAACCGACAACCCGTGCCATCGCGAGCGCACTCGCCGACACCCTCCAGAAGGGCGACACCGCATGACCACTGAGACCGCCGCCGCGCTGCGGCTCCGACTCGTCGAGCAGCTCGTCGCCGAAGGCATGCTGCACGACCCCGAGGTGCGACGGGCGGCCGAGACCGTCCCCCGCGAGGTGTTCCTCGGCCCCGCGATCTACAAGCCGAGCAGCCCCCCGGGCGTCACGGTCTGGACGCCCACCCGCCGCGACGACACCCCCGCCGACGAGTGGCTGCGCCTCACCTATCAAGATCAGACTTGGGTGACTCAGATCGACGGCGTGCTCGCCGAGGATGCCACCGGTCCCGTGACCGGTGGCAGCCCGACGTCATCCTCGACCCTGCCGGGCGTCGTTCTCTGGATGATCGAGCAGGCGGGCGTCGCCCGAGGCAAGCGTGTGCTGATCATCGGTGCCGGAACGGGCCTGTCGACCGCCTATGCCTGTGAGGTAGCGGGCGAGGAGAACGTGACCTCGATCGAGACCGACGCCGCCGCGGCAGAGCGCGCTCGTAAGGCTCTTGCCGAGGCTGGCTACGCCCCGACGCTCATCACGGCCGACGGCCTGCGCGGCTACCCCGATCGAGCCCCGTACGACATCGTGATCGCGTTCTGCTCGATGCGCCACGTCCCCTACGGCCTGCTGCACCAGATCAAAGCCGGCGGAACCCTGCTCGTCACCATCTCCGGATGGGGAGTCGCACACGGCCTTGTTCGCCTCACGGTCGAGGCGAACGGCGTCGCGGAAGGCCGCTTCCTGCCCGGATACACGTCGTTCATGATCGCCCGCCCCCATGATCGGCCGCCTCACGGCCCGTTTGAGCTGCTGCCCGGTGATGAACGCCCGAGCCGGATCGACCCCGCCCTGCTCGACGACTGGACCGGGCGATTCGTCGCACAGCTCGCCGCGCCCTCGGCCGAGCGCCTCGGCACGGGAGTCGAGCAGGTCCTGCTCGACGTGGCCACCGGCTCGCAGGTACGGACGCGCGTGGATGGCGACGGCGTGGGCTGGACTGTCGTCCAGCGTGGACCGCTCAATCTGTGGACCGCGATCGAGGACTCGCTCATGCAGTGGCAGGGCTACGGATCGCCGCACCTGTCCGACTTCGGAATGACGATCACGCCAGACAATCAGAAGGTCTGGCTCGACGTACCCCACGGGCCAAGCTGGACGCTTCCCATCTAGCACCCCGTGCCCATGGCCCCGCCCGCACTGCGCGGGCGGGGCCGGCACCGTTTCAGTCCTGCACTCCCGCCGTGGCGACAGGCCAGCTACCGCCGCCAGTGACCGCAGCAGCGCAGCTGCTCGCCCCGACTCAAGGGCGCGACGAGCACCCTCTGCTCTGGCTCACTCCGCGGTGTTGTGCCGCTGTTCCGCCACGCCGAGGTGTCGGTGCAGGTCGTAGCGGGACACCTTGTACGCCCGCCCATGGCGCAGGACTCGCACCGGGTACCGGTTGGTCCGCGCGAGGTGATACCCCGTCGTCCGGCCAAGATGTAGCGCCCTGTTGGCGGTCTCCAGCGGGACTGCGACGGGAAGCATCATCAGCTCGTCGTGTGTCATCCCCTGCTCTGTGCTGCTCATGATCTGCCCCCTATGACATTGGCGTGCACCTCGACCGAATGATGCCGAGTAGTGCGAGATCAACAACGTACCGATCAACACTGGCGTGTTGCAATCAGCAACGCTAGATTTGCAATATGCACAGTCACCAGACGATGGGCGACCTGATCGCCGAGCAGATCCGCCGGCACCGACAGCGGCTCGGCATGAACCGCCGCGACCTCGCCGCCGAGTGCGCCCGCCTCGGCCGCCCCGATCTCACCTTTGCCGTGCTCACCACCATCGAGACCGGCCGCACAGGTAAGGACGGCAAAACCGTACGTCGCCCGGTGACCGTCGACGAGCTACTGGTGCTCGGCCTCGCCCTCGCCACACCGCCGCTCCTCCTGCTGCTCCCCCTCGGAAGCGAGGGCACAGTGCCCACCGTGCCGGCCGCCGACCATCGCGAGCCCTACACGGTGTGGCAGTGGATGACAGGCGAGGCCACCCCGACGCTCGAGGGCCCCCTCGACGGGCGGTACGTCCCCGACTCCCGGCAGATCACCAAGACGGGGCAGACGTGGGCCGCGGCGTGGGCGACAGCGGCCTATCCGGTCTCGCTGTACCCCGAACTCGCACGGCGCCGCGAAACGGCCCACAAGGCCCGACTACGCGCCGCGCTCGACCCATCCGCACAGACCGAGTACATCGACCGCCTCGAAGAGCTCGCACAGATCGTCAACGACATGCACCGCGCGAGCCTCACCGCCCCCGCTCTGCCAACCGAGTTGGGCGAGGACTTGAAGCGGCTCGGCCTGCTCGACCATCCCGACCAGATCGACCCGAGAGGTACCGAGTGACCGCGAAAGGCACAACGACGAAACGCTGCTACTGCCGCGACAAGGCCGGTAAGCCGCTGGGCAGTTCCTGCCCAAAGCTCAAGCAGCGCGCCCACGGCGTGTGGTCGATCCGGCAGGAACTGCCCCCGACCAAGGACGGCGATCGCCGACTGTTCCGCCGCGCCGGATACGACACGCAGACCGATGCGCAGGCAGACCTCGACAAGGTTCGCGCCCTGCTGAAAATCGCCGACGAGGACGACAAGGACGGCCGCGCCCGCATCGGCGACCTGCTCGAATCCGTCGGCGCGACCAAGGAAGCGATTCCCGACTACGACGAGACCAAGCGCAAGTTTGGCACCGGCCAGTCGCTCACGCAGCACATGACCGTCGCCGAGTGGCTCGACCTGTGGCTCGCCGGCAAAAAGGCGCTGCGCAAGAGCGGACACGACCGGTACGAGCTCGACATCCGGTGCCACTTGCGCCCCCGGATCGGGCACATCCGCCTCGACCGCCTCACCGTGCCGCACCTCGACGCCATGTTCGAGGGCATCGCCGAGACGAACATCGAGATCACCGAGGCGAACACCACGCGTCGCGCCGCGGTCGCCGAGCTCAAGACGATCCCTTGGAAGGGAGGAGAGAACCGCGCCCGACGTAAGGCCATGCGCGAAGCCATCGACGCCATGCCGCCGTTTCGGCGGATCACCGGGCCCTCGACGCAGCAGCACATCAGGGCGACGCTGCGGGCCGCGTTGAACACGGCGATAGCCCGAGGCTCGATCACGTTCAACGCTGCGCAGCACGTCGAGCTCGTCGCGGCCAAGCGTCCGAAAGCGATGGTGTGGACCGACGAGCGCATCGCCGAATGGCTGCGGACCGGCGAGAAGCCGAGCGCGGTCATGGTGTGGACGCCCGAGCAGGCGGGCGCGTTCCTCGACTTCCTCGCCGACTTCCGGCACCGGCTGCTGCCGTTGTTCCACCTGATCACGTTCCGAGGTCTGCGCCGCGGCGAGGCGTGTGGCGTCCGGTGGTCCGACTACAACACGGGTACGGGCGAGCTCACGGTCGCAACGCAGCTCGTGCAGGACGGTTGGGAAGTCGTCGAGTCGGCGCCCAAGACGGACAGCGGCGAGCGGATCATCTCGCTCGACGAGTACACGGTCGAGGTGCTCGAAGCACACCGGACCAAGCAGGGCGCCGAGCGCATCGAATGGGGCGAGGCGTGGCAGGACACGGGCCGGATGTTCACTCAAGAAAGCGGCGAGTGGATTCACCCCGGGTGGCTGACCGACCAGTTCGAGCGGCTCGTCGAGCTGTCCGGTCTGCCGCCGATCCGCCTGCACGATCTGCGCCACGTCGCCGCCTCGCTCATGCTCGCGGCCGGCGTCGACGTCAAGATCGTGTCCGAGACCCTCGGCCACAGTGACAGCCGGATCACTCGGGACATCTATCAGTCGGTCATGCCCAAGGCTGCGCGCGACGCCGCCGAGGCTACGGCCGCCATGGTCCCGAGGGGGGCCGTCCGACGTCCCGTTGCAGTCGTCGCCGAGGTCGAGGCCGTGGTCGAGGTCACACCGGTTCCTGCTCAGCAGAATGGGCACGCAATGGGCACGCAGGACGGCGCGAAGATCATTGCGTTCCGCCCTCGATTGGTCCGGGCATGA